CTCAAAAGACCACTTGTCAACACCAAGAACCTTATTGAGCCTATTGATGACTTCACTCACAGGAATATAGGTGAGTCGTGTTCCACCCTTTGACATCGTTTTTTCCATCTCTGGAGCAAACGGTTCCGACAGCTGTTTCATTATTTCATTGCTCATTTGTTATCACCCTTTCGTACGATGACGCTTGTTTTTAGTTGACCTACTTCGCAGTAATTATCTGCGTTGATTCCAATGCTTGAGAGTTCCTTGATGCGCCAGTAAGACGGAGCACAGTACTTCATTAAATCAAGTGCAACATCTTGTGGAGTTTTAATAATCTCTCCAGTATCCATGTCTACCGACATCTTTAGAATTTTGTCCACCACTGCACTAGCCAGTTCTTTGTGTTGCCAGCCCTTGCGGTCGTATGAACTTTTTTTCTCAATCTGTGCTCCGTTTTGTAGATTCAGAACATCTTTGTCGTTAATCATTGAAGAAAAATGATGCGAAAAAGAATCATAAACAATTCCCATATCAGATTTTGCTAGGTTTAAGTTCAGAAGAACATTTGCTGCATCTTCTGTATCTGGGGAGGAATTGATGTATTCACTTAGTGCTGCATCTAATTCTAATATTGCACGCCTAATATTGGCCACATTTTCTAATGTCATTTAGTAATCCTTTTTGTAGGTATCTGTATTCCTAAATGAGTATAGAGATAGGTCTTCGTTGTGGCAACCCCAAACCAGCTAAATGTGTAAAAGCTCCAACGGCGGAGTCAACTTGGTCATCATGGTCTGTTGCTTCTGGAAAGCTGGAGAACTCATCTAGCCAATCGGTCAGCCATGGGCCCCTGACCACCCTGAGGTTGCCGTTAGCAGAAGCAGCAGCCAGTGGGCGTGCTCTGGTGACCTTGTCACCCGTTGCCTTGATTGCCCCGAAGTCGTAACCCGGAACAACATATCTCGCATACTGGTCAGCAAGGGCTTTACCAGAGGAGCCAGGTTCTTGTTCCATTCTTATTGGAACTCCATGGCCGTCTTCGTAGGCTGTCTGGGCAATCAATTGCTCCACCTTTTCCCCTTTGACCCTAACCCTCTTTACGTCGAGAACGTAGGCAATGCCTTGGTCAAAGAGCATCAATGTCCCAACCGTATAGTCGGGATTCGGATTTGAGTGGCTTGGCTCGGTTGCAGCAAGGTCCCAAAACCTCACTGCTCTTGCTGAACTCGTTATTTGAGGAATTTCACTAGAATCAAGTATTACTATTGACGTTCTATCAAATAGTGTTCCTAGGCTGGTTGACCACCAGTCACCCTCTTCCAGCCTTCTTCTTTCTATTGGGTCTAGGGCTTGTAGGGCCTGCCTATAGGAAGCTGCGTCAATTCCTGGGTTGTCGGTAAGCTTGCTGGGTACAAATATTCTTCCAGTTGTTGGTCCTTCAACGATGAAGCGTTGTCTAACCCAGTTAGGGGCAGGGTTGGATGCCGCCCTCATTCTCAATGGAACCCTTGAAAGTGGACCAGAAGATGGGCGCCTAAGGCGGGAGAATAGGTATCTGTAGTCGGATTCTCGTATTTCGGTAACTTCGTCCATGCCTATGAACTGAAACTCGGAACCCTTGTATCGCAAGTAGTCGCCAGCATTATTGAGGTAACCAAAGGACACCCTGGCTCCTGATGGGAATGTTGCTACGAAGCTGTTGTTGTTCCAGTGTACGTCGTCATATAGATTTATCCAGCTTTTAAATCTGTCCATGAGTGCCCCAGGGAGCGATAAGTCGGCAAATGTGCGCCTAAAAAGAATTGCTGAATAATTAGGAATATCAACATACTGTAAAGCAGACATCAACAGCGCCGAGCTTTTCCCACCGCCAGCTGCGCCTCCAAATAAACCTTCAAGCGAATTTGTTCTTAAAAACACTTTTTGGTTAACAGATGGCTCTTCGGGACAGAATGGAGGCATTTTAGGTTGAAGATACTCTAAGACTTTATTCCAGTCAGTTGTCATAACTACTTCCTATTCGTCGCCGAATCATGGACTAAGCTACTGTTGTCATATGCGAAATCTACTTTTGAAAACGAAGAATTATTTTCTAAAATTAAGAACATTGTTTAATCGCGGTACTTTCGCTTATTTAATGATGCTCTCATTTATACTATTTACAACAGTTGGTGCGGCATTAGTTTACCCCCCAGCTGGTTTTATAACCGCAGGTATTGCTTGCGGCCTATTCGGCTACCTCTTGGGGCGTGAGTAAAAAAATATGGCATGGAACTCTCAAAGCAACAAATCGCTCAATAGCCAACAGGAAAAAACTATTGGTCCCGGAGCCATAGTCTCCAATAACCCAGGTTACGCAGGTAGGCCATATAGGGATACGTGGGACATAGAGCGCGCCTATAGAGAGGGAATGCAGAAAGTAACGTGGGTTGCTAGATGCATAGACGCTATTGCCGGTAACCAATCAAGGCTCCCAATTCAGCTTAGAAAAGATAACTCTCCAAACGGAGAAATAGTTACTGGCAGAAAAGCCCAAAATTCAAGTGTTTTAGAAATACTGAACAATAAATCAAATATTGGGGAAAACTCTTTTATATTTAGATACAGGATGTCAGCTCAGCTTCTTTTAGGCACACGAGGGGTATTCATAGAAAAAGTAAGAGGAAGGGACGGGAGCATAGTTGGCATAAACCTTCTCCCACCCCAAGCAACAGCCCCAATTCCAGACCCTAAGAAATTTGTTTCTGGCTACGAAGTAAGTATGCCGTTTGGTGAAAAGCAGTTTCTTAAACCAGAAGACGTTCTGTGGATTAGGCGACCTCACCCACTTGACCCATATCTTTCGCTGACCCCACTTGAAGCCTGTGGTGTTGCTGTAGAAATTGAAAATTTAGCAAAAATATATAACAGAAACTATTTGCTAAATGACGGCAGGCCAGGAGGTCTTCTTGTACTACGTGGGGAAATTGATGACGATGATAAAGAAGAGCTTAAATCTCGTTTTCGTGGAAATCTATCCAGAGCTGGACACACTTCAGTTATTGCTTCTGACGAAGGCGCTGATTATATAGATACCTCTGCGAACCCAAGAGATGCTGCCTATATTCAGATGAGGCAAATAACGAAAGAGGAAATACTTTCCTCATTTGGCGTGCCTGAGTCCGTTATAGGAAATGCTGCTGGCAGAACCTTTAGCAATGCCGCTGAGGAAATTCGCGTCTTTTGGATGGAGACAATGCTTCCTCATCTTGAGATACTTGAGCGTGGTCTTGACGAACTAGATGATGAATACTATTTAGATTTTGATACATCAAATGTTCCCATCATCATGCTCTATCAACAAGAACAGAGACGTTACCTAAAGGATGAGTTCCAATCTGGTCTTATTTCGAGCAACGAATACCGCATAGGTTCAGGAAGGCCGGAAACGGAGTCCGACCTTGCTGACTCATTACTGATGAACCCTAACCTCGTACCAATCTCGAATACGAAGAAGAAGATGGAGCCGCCAGCGGCTGAAGTCGGAGGCCCTCCAGGAATGCCAGGTATGCCTCCAGGAATGCCAGGCATGGAAGGGGCGCCCCCTGGACAGCCAGTACCCCCAATTGGGGGAGCAGCAGAAGCCCCAGTTGACCCAAACACGATGGCTGGGGCTTTAGCCCAGACAGCAATGCCACTACCAGAAACTCAGGCAGCACCCATGACGGGACAGGCGCCAATTCCTGGCGGAGCAGCATCGGCGGCTGGACCAATGATGTTTAAGGACGAGAATCAGGACATAAATAGGTGGGAAGAAATTCTCAACAGAGGGATAGAAAGAGTTCTGGAACGTCAACAAAGAGTTATTTTAGAAAAAGTTTCAGGGGTTAAGTCCAAGAAGGCGCTATTCGCTGGAACACTGGATATTGACTCAATAATACAGATTGATGTTTGGGACAAGCAGATGGAAGAAGACATAAAACCAGTTATATCTTCAATCATTCAAGACTCCTGGTCTGTCAGGCACGGCAATCTTTCGGAGAAGTCTGCGGAGGTTAAGTACGACGTTGACTTTATAGCTCAAGTTGACTCTCAAATACGCAGAATATCTGAAATAAACATTGAAACTAAGAATTTTATGTCTAGAGCAATGTTTACCGCACTCAACGTTCCTGGGGAGGAAGAGAGGGCTTCGGCATTTAGGGCAGAGGTAGTTTCCTACTTCTCAAACCTCATGGCAAAAACTAGATTCAGCGTTGCGGAAGCAGAAGCAAGACGCGCCTGGACATTTGGAAAAGTGTTTAAGTAAACCATTTCTGTAAACGAACAATAAAAACGTCAATACTTGCTCATACATTAATCTTTTGTCGTTTATTATCGTTTAATAACACAAAGGAGTATCATGTCTTCTGCCGTCTTTAGCGACATACAATACAAGGCCAGTGCCGGGCAAGTAAATTTAGACCAAGCTCAGGGCATTGTTGAATGTTTCGTTGCTGGAATCGGAAACAAAGACTCCGTTGGTGACGTTTGCGCTACCGGTGCATTCACTAAAAGCCTTATGCGTCGTAAACCACGTGTTGTTTGGGGACATAACTGGAATGACCCAATCGGTAAAGTTCTTGAGATATATGAAGTTGCGCCATCTGACCCCCGCCTCCCAGGAAAAATGAGGTCTGCTGGAATTGGTGGTCTTTATGCAAAAGTTCAGTTTAATTTAAATTCAGAAAAGGGACGTGAAGCCTTTGCCAATGTTGCATTTTTTGGTGAAGAACAAGAATGGTCCATTGGCTATAAAACCCTTCGTGCTCAATTCGACCAAGGCTCTCAGGCAAATATCCTCTACGAAGTTGAGCTTTACGAAGTTAGCCCAGTACTTCACGGTGCAAATCAGCTAACTGGAACAATATCTGTAAAGTCTGATGAGAAGGGAGGGATGATTCCAATGATGACTTCTCCAATGGGAATGCCTGACACTTATGGGCAGCCAAAACCAGGTTCTGACATTGAGAGAAAACTTGAAGAAGAACTTTCAGCACGACTTGGAATGCCAGTAAAAATTCTGAAGATGGATAATGGTGTTGTTCATTTCAGCAGAGATGGCGAACAGGGTGAGCCTTCTGACTACAAGTGCAGATATCACATGGGTGATGATGGCGTTTTCATGTTTGGCAGACCCGAAAGATATGAATCACCAGTAGCAAAGCCAGTTCAGAGAATGCCAATGGGCATGCCATCTAAGCCAATGACTACACAGAACCCTTTCGTCCCAGTAGTCGTACCGTCCGCCGTTCCTGGAGCTAGCCCATCATCTCCGCCAATGGTTCGTTTTAATTATCAGGGAACTGGGGCTCCTACTCCAGGGACAAATCCCAAGGTAGTAGACGAAGAACGAGACCTCGCAGAAGCGTTGATAAAGATTACAAAAAGATACGGCAAGTTCAACGAAGACTCAACTGGTGTTTGGGCTGGCTACAAGTCTCCAGCAGAAAACCCTGTAGCAAAAATAGGTGTCAAATGCGCAAACTGCATCCTGTATGAAGGTAACGGAAAGTGCAAAATAATTGCCTTGGCCGTAGAGCCAGAAGGCAAATGCAGATTTGCCGTAATCCCTGACGGCGTAGTGACCATGGGTCCAATTCAGAAAATGAATTATGACATGGAACGTGAAGAAGAAGAAGTTAAGTGGCTCGAAGAAATAGAAGCCAAGCACCCAAGAGAATTCCTTGATGGAAGTGCAAGAATTGCACTGCGTCGCAACTGGGTTAAAAGAGAAGAGTTAAAATCACTGTTCAGAATTGACGAGTACAGCGAAAAATCCTTGAATAGAGTTCCAGACGCTGGTTACGTTCTCCCAGTTTCACCAGAAAAAGCATTTGAGGTGAAACAGCTGCTAGACCCAATAATTAATTACCACATGGTCGACTCGTATGTTGAAGATGGTGGAATTGTCTTTACGAATGGCGTAACGAAAGAATTCATTGAGGCTGTGTCGGAGGCGGCCTCTCCTGTTTTTTTTCAACAAGAGAAAGCCTTAGGAAGAAGCGTATCTGGGAAGATACGCAATTCTAGTCGAGGTTTAACTGCAAGATTTAACCCAAAAGCGTGGGACGGCGATAATGACGGTCTTGTTCAAGAAGGCACCGCTTTCGAGAGACCAGCAGTTCCAGGGGTTAATGACTACGCATCAAGAGGAAGAGTAGACACAAGACGGGCTACTCAGGCTTTCGAAGCTCAACAGCAGGGTCAAGCAGCAAATAAACCAGCAGCTCGTGGACTTTCGTCTGGCAGCGATTCATCTGATGGTGCTTCAAAAAAACTAGACGACATCCTTGATGAGATGGATGACAGGTGGGATACTGACTCTTCTAGGGAAAAGTTTGGCGAGTACTTAGATACTTTGGACCCTGACGAACTGGGAGATGCGCGCAACAATATAGGCGCACAGATAAAAAAAGACCAAGCATCAGCAAGAAATGATGGCTTACTTTCTGAAGATGTTATAAATAACGATTTTGATTCACTCGTCGAAACTCTTAAAAGCGAATACGACATGGATGCAGTCGAGGCTGAAAACGAAGCAGGAAGAATGCTTGAGGCTGCCGACGCATATGTTGCAAGACGTGAGAACTACCTTGCTGCACTTGAGGACATTGCACGCAGGTTGAGAGCCCCTAAGCCTAAAAAATCTAAAGAAGGCTTGAGTTCCGGTGAAGACAAAAAATCAAACAAGGATTACTCAAAAAATCCAGGCTTAGCTTTGGACGCAGTTCTTGACAACGAGAATGGCGATGACGCATTCGATTCGCATGACAGGATTGTCAATGAAGTAAACTTTGACAACCTCTCGCAAGAAGAAGCCGAAGATGCTCTTTATGACCTGAGAACAAGATGGAAAGAGATACTCAAAGATATTAACAATGAGTGGAACGACGAAATGGTGGACAGGCTCACCTATCAGGACGAAGCAGGTCTAACCGAGATTCTGATGCGCGACGAGGAAATGAGCAAGGCGGTGGCTGGAAGAGAAGCCGAGCGCCTTCAGGACCTGTGGGACATAGCCAATCAGGCCGAGCAAACATACGAAATGCTGAAGAAAAAACTTAATACTCGTATAAATAGCTTCGACAAAAAAGGCGGTCTATCTTCTGGAGCAGATTCAAATGCAGAAGCTTCTGATAAAGAAATATTTGACTTCAGAATGGACGGCAACTCGTTAGACGAAGCAGCCGAAAAATTCAACATGACCAGAGAAAAGGTTAGGGCTGCCGAAATGAGGCGCGCTAGCGAACTTAGAAAATCTGGTTCTGGATTGAGTTCTGGCAGTAGGCGCGATAATAGAAAACGGAAGATAAGCAAGTTCCGCGAAAGCAATGAATACCTTGGCGATGTCGACGAAGTTCTTGACAGGTTTGACGACAGGGGTCTTACTGGTGGAATAGATTCCTTACTTGCAAAGGAAGGTATTGAATGGCCTGGCTTCGACGCTGAAGAAGAAGAGCTGGAGGCTTACAGGGAAGCAAGAGAAAAAATACGTGCCGAGAGAGGCATTCGCCCACTCGGTGAGGAATTAAGAGACGGATTTATTGAGGACCTTGGAGAAGCCCCAAGTGACTCAAAACAGTACATAAAGGACCTTCCTGGCTACGGCAATAGATTGGTTCTGCATAGAGGCAATTACGAAAGAATGACTACCGACTTCGCAAGAAACCCTGATGGCAAGTTTGGTAAAGATGCAAACCTTGGTGATGGTTGGTACATGGAAAAACTCGTATTTGACGACTACGAGGGAAGATACAGTGACGAACCGGATTTTGATACAAATGGAGTAGTCGGCCCATTTAATTCAGAAGATGAAGCAATTGACTGGTGGATGGAGAATGGCGACAACGAAGATAACCCATCAGGACTTTCTTCCGGCGCAGGCGCTGACGACATGCCTAATTATGAAAATAGTAAAAAACTTGCTGACCTAATCAGTCAAAGCCCAAAACCACAAAGAAGCGACTACGACTACACTCAGGACGGGGGGAATACTCCGACCGAAGAGCAAAAAGACATTATAGATGCAGTAATGGAAGGCGCTGACGTAGTAGTTGGTGCTTTAGCCGGTAGTGGCAAAACAAGTACTCTCGTATCTTTGGCTAAGAGACTCAAAAGAGAAAAGCCTAGAAGTAAAAAAACTTATGTCGCTTTCAATAAAACGGCTGCGCGAGATGCAAGAAGAAGATTCCGCGACACGGGTACAGCAGTAAGAACTTTAGATTCTGTCACATACGGCTGGTATAAGAGTCAAGGCAAGGAAGAGGCTGCACATGTAAAAAATAGGTATGACTTAAACGAGGGAGCTACTGGAACACCAAATCGTCCAAAAGATATAACTACAAAATTTAAAGTAAAAGGTTTGGTTATCGACGGAAATTCCGTCGACGCTGATGACGTTTCCAGGATTGCGAACCAAGCGGTTGATAGGTATGAGATATCCGCAGACGATACTTTATTGACAAGTCATTTTATGTTTAATGATGCACAAATAGATGATGTTCCTCAAGAATTAATGTCTCTCGCTAATGCAATATGGCAGAGTAGAACTGATACTAGCGATGACAACGGCATGCAGTTCAGCAACAATACTATGACGAAATTGTTTGCCTTGGCTAATCCTTCATTTTCTGGCGGAGAAGCTATCCCTGGTCAAAACATTGACTTGATGATGTTTGATGAATCACAAGACCTCAACCCTGTGTGGTCTGGAATAATACAAAAGCAAGATATTCAAAAAGTTATAGTTGGAGACCCCAACCAAGCTATCTACAGTTTCCGCGGTGCAAAAAACGAAATGGATGTTCTTGCTGGAAATACTGAATACACACTGCCATTAACTGACGTGTTTAGATTTAATGACAAAATAGCTGGCCCAGGTAATAGGGTTTTGCGTTTGTTTGGCATCATGTTTGGAAGAATGTTTGGACGAGGTGACGCAAAAGGCGAAGTTGTTGAGGCAAACAGCATGACTGATGCTGGAATGATTTTAGCAAGAACCAATGCAGGAGTAATTAAAGCAATACTGCGTGAACTGGATAATCCTGTCGGAGAGCCAAGAGTTGTTGGAACAACGGCGCGAGCTTATGCAGAGCTTGAAAGCTTTGTTGACAGCTGGAAATATATAATAGGTGGGGGAAGTAAGGGAACCGCTAGAAGACCTAAAAAAATGCATAAGGAACTTGAAGAATACGACAGCATTAATGAAATACAGGATGCTATAAACAAAGGAACCGCATCTCAAAAGACAAAAACTTTATTTAACCTTGGCCTCGAACACAGCGTCGCTGACCTTGAAAGGGTTCTTGGAAATATTGAAATTTGGTCACCAGGTGAAGATGGCGAAGATGCTGGTTTTGATTTACCTGAATCTTTTGAAGTCGGAGACATTGGTACTTTTGGAGATGCCGAGTATGAAATTACAGAAGATGCAATAATTTTTACCGGTGAAACTTTACCTATTAAGGATTACATCAAGAGAATTGGAGCAACATGGAAGGATAATGGTCCATGGAAATTTAGCGCCTCAACTCCGGAGGAAAGAGAAAAAGCTTTTTCGAATCTTATAGACGTTTTGGAAAATGGAGACAGTGGAGCAGGTATTGAAGATTACGATTTTGGTGATACTTCTCCTGGCTCAAGTGGTAATTTTGGAGACCTGAAGTACGGAAGGAAAGGGGAAGTTAAAAAGCCAACAACATTCACAGTTTCTGGTTCTGGTGTGACTTTAAACAACCTCCCCTTC